TATATTTATAGAATTGTTACCAGATGAAGAAGAAAAAGCTATATTAGAAAATAATATTCAAGCCGCTTTGTCTCAACAAACAATTGAACTTGATGACGCTATAGACTTAAGAGAAGTTAGAAATGTTAAACTAGCTAATCAATTACTTAAAGTAAAAAGAAAAAAGAAGTTAGAGCGTGATCAAAAAATACAACAAGAAAATATTCAAGCTCAATCAGCTGCTAACCAACAGGCTCAACAAGCGGCGGCTCAATCAGAAGTTCAAAAAAATCAAGCCAAAACAGAAGCTGAAGCTCAACTTGAAAGAACTAAAAGTGAACTAAAAATTGAATACCTAAGACAAGAGGCTCAAGTTAAAAAGGAGTTAATGTCCTATGAATTTCAATTGAATTCTCAATTAAAAAATGAGGAAAGAGATATATCAACTAAAATGGAAATGATGCGTGAAGACAGAAAAGATGGTAGAGTTGATAGACAAGCTGCTCATCAAAAAGGCATGATAGAGCAAAGAAAACAGGGTGATTCACTTAATAAATTTGAATCATCAGGTAATGATATAGTTACAGGGGGAGCTGGATTAGATAGGTTTGCTCCTGATTTTTAATATTTTATAAAATTTTATTATGGCAAAGAAAAAAGAAAAAAAAGAAGTAGTCGAAAAGACTGTTGAACAAAAAGTTGAACAACCAAAAGAAGAGGTTGTTGAAAACAAAATAGATGAATCTAAATTTGAAAGTGCTGGAGATGATAGTATATTTAAAGTTGATTTATCTAAACCAGTTACTGATAAAAACGATAAAGAAGAAATAAAAGCTAGTGACACAGAGGAAGACGTTGTTGTTGTTAATGAAGAACCTAAAAATGAAGAAGAAGCAACAACTGAAGCAATAGAAGAGATTGTAGAAGAAGTAGAAGAAAATAAAGATTCTTTAATAAAAGAGGTGGCAGATTTACCAGAAAGTATAGTTAATCAAGTTAACGAAACAAAAGAAGAGCTTCAAGAAGCTATTAACGAATCACAATCCACAGGAGAACCATTACCAGAGAATATACAGAAAGTTGTAGAGTTCATGAAAGAAACAGGTGGTGACCTAAGTGATTATGTTAATTTAAATAGAGATGTTTCTAAAATGGATGACTCTGATGTGTTAGACGAATATTATAGATCAACAAAATCTCATTTAACAGCAGAAGAAAGATCATTTTTATTAGAAGAGTCTTTTGGTTACGACGAAGAAGTTGATGACGCAAAAGACATACGTAAAAAGAAAATAGCCCTTAAAGAGCAAGTTGCCGAGGCTAGAGCCCACCTGGACGGGCAAAAGTCCAAATACTATGAAGATATCAAAGCTGGGTCAAAGTTGACCGAAGAACAACAAAAAGCTATTGACTTTTTTAATAGACACAATAAAGATTCTGAAGATCAGAAAAAGATATATAAAGCAAACAAAGAAGCGTTTAAATTAAAAACAAATAATGTTTTCAATAAAGATTTCAAAGGTTTTGATTATAAAGTTGGAGATAAAAAGTTTAGATTTAACGTTAAAGATGTAGATAAAGTAAAAACAACTCAAAGTGATTTAAATAATTTTGTCAGCAAGTTTGTTGGTAAAGATAATACTATTGAAGACGCTAAGGGTTATCATAAATCTTTATTTACTGCTATGAATGCAGATGCTATCGCCAAGCACTTTTATGAGCAAGGTAAAGCAGATGCTGTTAAAGATCAAGTTGCTAAAGATAAGAATATAAATATAAACCCTAGACAAACTCACGGTGAGGTTGAAGCTGGTGGTTTTAAATATAAAATCTTAGGACAATCTTCTTCTGATATGAAAAATAGATCTTTTAAAATTAATAAGAAAAATTAACAATTTAAAATAAATTAATTATGGCAATTACAAGTGCAAGTGGGCCGGATGCGGCTCCAAGAAAACACGCGCTAGCTCAAAATTACGTAGACTTTACGTCTAGTGCAACAGAGGGTTGGGCGCAACAATACTTACCAGATCTCATAGAAAAAGAAGCTGAGATATATGGTAAAAGAACAATTTCAGGCTTTTTAGCTCAAGTAGGTGCAGAAGAAGCTTCTGCGGCTGATAGAGTTGTTTGGTCTGAACAAGGTAGATTACATTTAGCTTATAAAGCTACTTGTGCAGATGTTTCTACTAATATATTTACTATTACTGAAGATATTGATGGAAACACTGTTGATGGATCTGCTGGCAATATACATGGTATACGCCAAGGTGATATGGTATTAGTATCAAACTCCTCTTTAACATTAAGAGGTTATGTCTCTGCTACCGCTGATGCAACTGCTACTATTTTACCTTACGCTGAAGCTGAATTTGATACTGCTGGTTTTTCTGATTCAGCTGGTGCTAGTGCTTACAGAATACTAGTTATTGGTTCTGAGTTTGAAAAAGGATCTTCTGCTAGAAGTTCTTCTAATTCACCTAAGTTCAAATCTTACTCTAATAAGCATATAATCATGAGAGACTTTTACCAAGTAAACGGATCTGATGCTTCTGCTATTGGTTGGGTTGAGGTTTCTGGTGAAGATGGACAGAATGGTTATCTTTGGTATTTAAAAGCTGAAGGTGATACTAGGGCTCGATTCACTGATTATTTAGAAATGACAATGCTAGAAGCTGAAACTGCTGTTACTAACGCTGGTGCTATTGGTGGTACTGATGGAGGTGCTCTACAAGATGGTACGGAAGGTTTATTCCAAGCTATCACAAATAGAGGTCATCAAACAACTGGTGTAACAGGTGTTAATGCTGCTACTGATTTAGCTGAATTTGACGCTATGTTAGCTGTGTTTGATCAAAATGGCGCAATTGAAGAAAACATGATGTTTGTAAATAGATCTACTAGTCTAGCTATTGACGACATGCTTGCTTCAATGAATTCTTACGGAGCTGGAGGTACTTCTTACGGAGTATTTGAAAACGACGAAGATATGGCATTAAACTTAGGTTTCTCAGGGTTTAGAAGAGGTTCTTATGACTTCTATAAATCTGATTTTAAATACTTAAATGACAAAGGTACTAGAGGAGCATTAAACGATACTGTAACTAATATTAGAGGTGTTGTTGTTCCTGCTGGTGTTTCATCTGTTTATGATGAGCAATTAGGTAAGAACCTTAAGCGACCATTTTTACACGTACGTTATAGAGCTTCAGAAACTGAATCAAGAAAAATGAAATCTTGGATTACTGGTTCTGTTGGTGCTGCAACTGATGGTGTTGACGCAATGAAAGTTCACTTCTTAACTGAAAGATGTTTAGTTACGCAAGGTGCGAATAACTTTATGTTAATGAACTAATATTTATTTATAGGGGCAGCCTAGTGCTGCCTCTATATTTTTTTTTAATTTTTATTATATTATATTATGGCAAAAGAAAAGAAAACAAAAATTGAGGTTGAAACTCCTCAAGTAGAAGAAACGGTTGTTGTAGAAAAACCAATAGCAAAAGAAGAGGTAATAGAAGAAACACAACCAAAGAGAAAAGAACCAAGTAAAAAAGTAGTTGAAGGTTGGGAAATAAAAGATAGAATGTATTTTTTATCTAATAACAAGTCACCATTAACATACTTGATAAGAGGTAGCAACATACATTACTTTGATGAAGAAAAGGGTTATGAAAGAGAGTTAAAATACACATCTAACCAAAGAACTTGTTTTGTTGACGAAATGATAGGTGACCAAAGGTTAGAACACATCATATTTGAAAACGGGGCTTTATATGTACCTAAAAACAAGACAGTTTTACAAAAGTTGTTATCACTATACCACCCTCATAGGGATAAGGTATTTTTTGAACACAAACCAGCTAAAATAGCAGCTGATGAGGTAGATATATTAGAATTAGAGGTTGATGCATTATTAGCAGCAAGAAATTTAAGTATAGATATAGCTGAAGCGGTCATGAGAGTTGAAATTGGTTCTAGAGTATCAAATTTAAGTTCTAAAGAACTAAAACGAGATTTACTTATATATGCTAAAAGAAATCCTAAGTTGTTCTTAGAGTTAGTTAATGATGAAAACGTTATGCTTAGAAACTTTGGTATAAAAGCTGTTGAGGCTGGAATATTAAAAATGTCTTCAGATAGAAGAAACTTTTTAT